CGAAATGCAGGGGCTTGCGGGGTATGCGGCAAATGAAGCGGCGGGCACCATCGAGGGTTCCACAGCGTCCATGAAAGCAGCATGGCAAAATCTGGCTACCGGCATGGCTGACAGCAACGCCGACATGGAAGGACTTACCAAGGACTTTGTAGACAGCGTATTTACAGCCGGAAAGAACATTATACCCCGTGTACAGCAAATCGTTACCGGCGTTGGAACTGCTACGGTAGAAGCTATTTCGTACCTTCGGGAAACGAATAGCGCTATTGATCTTCTCGTCACGGCGTTTGAGTTCGCGGCCACAGCGGCAACCGTTGCCGGTACTGCAATCGGGGCGAGTATGGCGGGAAAGGCCATTGCAAATATCGCCACGATATTCACGGCAAATGCGTCGGCGCTTGCATTCTTCACAGCGGAAAGCGGAAAAGCGGCCGTTGCAGAAGCCACACTGAATGGCGTATTTTCCGTCAGTGAAATAGCCGTTGGCGTACTCACCGGCCAGATTTCCCTTGCAACTGCGGCGCAGTATGCATGGAATACGGCTATAAACGCGAACCCCATTGGCTTGATTGCCGCGGCTGTAGCTGCTCTTGCGATTGGCATTGGCAAGGCAACCAAGGCGCACAAGGATTTCGTCAAAGAGTTAGCCGGAGAGCCGCAGACGGTAGAAGAAGCACGCGCAAAGGTAGAAGAGCTTGAGCAGCAGTACGAGGAAGCTTCAAAAGCCAGACTGGAAGCGTTCTCGTCGGATGCTGGTTTCAGCGGTGACACCGTCGAGATGGAGAGATTAGCCGAAGCCATAAAGCAGGCGAAGCAGAATCTTGCCGATTTGGAAGCGCAGGAGCAGGCCGCCGCCGAGGAAGCGGCAAAGCCCGCAAATGTGATAAAGGCTGCTTCTGAGGAATATGCGGCCGCCGCACAGTCCATTTTGGAGGATTACCAGAATACCTATACCACCATCTATAACGGGCTGCATGATGTTGGTTCTGCGTTTACTTCCCAAATAGAAGTTGTGAAAATGTCGTGGGACGATTTCATGGGTAATCTTAAAGGAAATACCGAAGTCCTTCAGCAGATCGATGAAGATTTTGCATTTGTTTCCGAAAAAGCAGACCTTGCAGGCATTAGCGTTGACGGACTTTCTCAATATCTCGCGTCCATGAGTACGGGGGAACAGGCCGGATTCCTTGCAGGGCTACGTGATGAACTAGAAGATATGTCCGGCGGCACCGAGGGGCTAAGCAAAAAACTTGCGGAGCTTATGGACAATGTTTCTGCATACGAGGCCGCAGGAACCGAAACTTCTGATGGATTGGCGTTGGCGGTGGAGAATGTGAACGCTCGTATGCAGGAAGCTGCAGACAGCTACGTGGAAAAGGTCGGCGATCTTGACCAGGAGGCGGCGGCTACAGAGGCGGCAACCAATACCATGAGTGGTCTGGTTGCCGGTATCGACAGCAGCACCCCCGGAGTTTTGGCTAAGCTGGATTCTCTTGCATCTCAAATGAAATCACGATTGACAAATAGCTTTGCCAACTACACGCTCACGATAAAGGCCAATATCAAAGGGAGCAACGTTCCCGGGGCGAAGAGCGGCCTTGATTATGTACCATACGATGATTACCTAGTGCGCCTCCATAAGGGTGAAAAAGTTCTCACCGCCGAGGAAGCACGAGCGTATAGGGCTGGAGAATCTGCGGGTGCGTCCGGCGGGGCGGACTACGACGGCGCGGGGTTTTCTGGCGGTTCGCGTGGTGTGACGATCATCCAGAATATCCAGTCCGTTGCACAAACGCCTGTTGAACTGGCAGCGGCTACAGAAGCGTATTTCACACAAGCGAGGTGGACGATTTGACGAACTTCAACAATTTAAGCAAGTTGTTCCGCTACGTGAACGAAAACGGGGATAGCGTTATTTTTGATTATGCCGGTGGATATCTTGTCAACAAACCCACGGGCATTGATACGGTAACGGTAGCCCTGTCTCAGGCGAAAGGCATCAACCAGACGGGCGCGACAATTCAGAGCAAAAACGTTCAACCCCGGCCTGTAAATGTCAACGGGTATCTGGTGGGAGACGGACAAGCAGCAAATAAAGAAAAGCTGCTTTCCGTCATCCGCCCCGATATTCCCGGAAAGCTATATGCGGATGATTACTATCTGAATGTTTGGCCTACGGCGACACCCAGCATTGAGGCGAAACCATGGGGCGCACAGTTCCAGTTTTCCCTTTTGGCGGCGTATCCGTATTGGTGCAAGGACGATTCCGCAGCGGTAACGTTGTCCGGCATTCAAAAGCTATTCAAATTCCCATGGAACATTTCAAGGCCGTATCGTTTCGGCCAGCTGTTTGAAGCGAAATTTATCAATGTGGAGAATCGCGGCCAGGTTCCCGTCCCGTTTACTGCTACTCTCTCGGCAAGCGGTGATGTGGAGAACCCAAAAATCACCAACGCCGCGACGGGAAAATTTCTGCTGATAAATAAAACTATTGTCAGCGGGGAGCGGCTGATTGTAGAGATTACGCACGATCGGACAACTGTAACGTCATCCGTTGACGGAGATTGCCGGGGCGCGTTAAGCCTGAAAAGCACTTTGTTTCAGCTGGAAGTTGGGGATAATGTGTTGAAGCCGGAAGCGACAAGCGGGCTTGCGAATTTGCAGGTGGATATTGATTTCGCAACGGAGATCGTGGGGATCGCGCTATGAGCTTTGAAATCTATAAAGAGGACTTTTCCACCCGGTACGAAATCCGGCACGCAATCAGCGTAATCATGAGCATCTATTACAACGATATCGGAAAACTGATATTGGTTGCGCCAGTAAGCGACTACAACATTAACGTGCTGAAAGTTGGAAATTTGCTGTACGACACGGAGAGAGACGCAACATTTGTAATAGAAAACACAAAAATCGACACGACCACAAACCGCATAACGGCAAATGGCTACACCGCAAACTGGCTTTTGAATAAGCGCATTATTGCATCAGAGTACCACATGGAGAATATCGAAACCGGCGTGTATAAGCTGGTAAGTGATAATCTCCGGGGGCTTACAAGGATTCAGGTCGCGGAAGCATCCGGGATGGAGGACGCCACGGACAATATCTTCAAGGGCGGGAATTTGCTGGATGAAATCATCCCGTTTCTTGAAGAAAAGGGCATAGGCCACACAATGGATTGGAATCCCGACGACATGACACACACTTTCCGCCTTTACAAAGGGCGTGACCTGACGGCCGGCATTCACGCTATTGTATTTTCGGAGGAACAGGGAAGTGCGAAAGACCTTGTAATCAACGACGACGATTCCACACTTTGCAATGTGGCCTATGTGCAAGGAAGCCTTAGCGGCACAGACAACACTTTTGTTGAGATTGTTGGTGACGTCACCGGGGACAATCGCCGGGAAGTTTGGTTTAAGACAGCCGTTCGGCAGGAAAATGACGAATCTGCGGCAGATTGCAAAGCCCGTGCGCGTGCTTATGGACAAATGGAGCTGGGAAAGCGAATCCGGCGAAAATCCTTTTCTGTATCCATCGACCCGGAAGATCTGGGCAAGTATTACGCTCTGGGGGACATTGTATCGTGCGTATCTGCCCGGTTCGGGGTATCGTTCAGCGCCCGGATTACGGGCATTAAGTACACCTTGGACAGCAACAAAGCCCGGACAGAAGTTATCCTGGGCGACCCTATTCTTACAGCATTGGGGGCAATGAAATTAAATGGCTAATATCAAAAGTTTCCCGAATAACCAAGATACATACATAGGCGCAGAAGACGTTATGCGCTGGCACCATGGCCGCACATCTGGCGTTTTTGCTGCTGGCAGCAATGCCTCCGTGCAGGCGCTTTCCACGCCGGGAATGGCAGTGGAAGTCTCAGACGGCACCGGATGGATGGCGAATTCCGGCAGGAACGGCATTGTGTGGTGGATTGATAATGAATCTGTTGACGGTGCCAAATTGCAGCTTGCCGTTGATGCGGCAGACGGCGTTCTGAATCGGATTGATCGCGTAATCGTGGAGTGGAAAACCACAAACTACGTGGACTATCCGGAAGTGAAAATCTTGAAAGGCGAAAAATCTGGGAAGGCAGCAGCCCCGGCGCTGACAAACAACAGCACAATCCGGCAGATCAGCCTTGCACGGATTTCCGTTGCAGCCGGTACAACCGCAATTACCGCTTCCATGATTACGGATGAACGGCTTGACGCTTCGGTGTGCGGGCTGGTGACGGAAAAGGTGGGCATTGATACCAGC